CCTGTTCTGTGCTAATCGGCAAGGATTCCAGGAATGCTACAACGCGGCCGGAAATCGGCGGAGGGCCTCTCGGTGGTTCGGGTGGCACCCCATGAAAGGGTCCCCCCTCCTGATCGCCTGGGAGACGACGAGAGCGCGATCTGGCGCGAGATCGTTTCCTCGAAGCCTGCGGACTGGTTCGGTCCCGACAACCTCCCGCTCCTCGAGCACTACTGCTCGATGGCGGCGGAATCCCGGCGCGTCGCGCGCAAGCTGCGCGAGGTGAGCCCGGAATGTCTCGACGACTACGACCGCCTGATCAACCTACAGACGAAGATCGGCGGACAACTCGCAAGCCTGGCGACGAAAATGCGGCTCACGCAACAGAGTCGATACGGCGCTCGAGCGGCAGCAACCGCAAGCGATCGCGCGGCTCCGAAGAAACCCTGGGAGTTCGGAACCTAACCAGGGGCGACCGGAACATCGCCTGGATCGAGGCGACCTGTCGGGTGCCGGAAGGCGCGCACGTCGGGCGACCTGTCGCTCTGCGTGAGTTCCAGAAACAGATCATTCGAGGGATCTACGATTCCCCGACGAGACGAGCGATCGTTTCGTATGGGCGCAAGAACGGGAAGACCTCGCTCTCCGCGTTCCTGCTACTACTGCACCTCTGCGGACCGGAAGCTCGAGCGAACTCGCAGCTCTTCTCGGCAGCGCAGAGTCGCGACCAGGCGGCGATCCTTTTCGCGCTCGCCGCGAAGATCGTCCGGATGTCTCCGGATCTGAATGCGGTCGTCGCGATCAGAGACACGGCGAAGCAGCTCTACTGCCAGGAGCTCGGGACTCTGTACCGGGCGCTCTCGGCGGAGGCCTCGACCGCCTACGGTCTCTCGCCGGTCTTCACGGTGCACGACGAGCTCGGCCAGGTGAAGGGGCCGCGGAGCGAATTGTACGAAGCGCTCGAGACTGCGAGCGGCGCCCAGGCGGAGCCGCTCTCGATTGTGATCTCGACGCAGGCGCCGACCGACGCAGACCTTCTGTCGGTGCTGATCGACGACGCGAAAACCGGCGCCGATCCGAAGACGAAGATTTTCATGTTCTCGGCAGACGAGTCGATGGACCCGTTCTCCGACGAAGCGATGAGGGCGGCGAATCCCGCCTTCGGCGACTTCCTCAACCCGACGGAGGTCCGAGAGCAGGCCGCAGCGGCGAAGCGAATGCCGTCGCGCGAGAGCAGCTATCGGAACCTGGTGTTGAACCAACGAGTCGACCAGACCTCGCCGTTCGTGCCTCGAGCGATATGGCTGCGGAATTCCCGCGAGCCGGACGAGAGCGCGTTCTACGAGAACCCGGTCTATATCGGGCTCGACTTGTCGGCGCGTAACGACCTGACGGCGATGATTGCCGTCGCTCGAGATCGCGAAGGATTGTTTCACGTTCGACCGTTTTTCTACGCGCCGAGCCTGGGGCTCTCTGACCGGGCCTCGAGGGATCGTGCACCGTATGACGTCTGGCGTGATCGAGGCTCCCTGGTGGCGACTCCGGGCGCCTCCGTCGATTACGCGACCGTCGCCGAGGAACTCTGTCAGCTCTGCGACGACTACGACGTCGCCGCGATCGCCTTCGATCGGTGGCGGATGGATGTGTTCAAGACCGAGTTGTCGCGGCTCGGTCGCGAGCTCCCCCTGGTGGAGTTCGGGCAAGGTTTCCGCGACATGGCTCCGGCGCTCGATGCGCTCGAGGGCGAACTGATGGCGGAGCGGATCTGTCACGGCGGGCATCCCGTCCTGACCTGGAACGCTGCGAACGCAGTCGCAACTCGAGACGCCGCCGGGAATCGCAAACTGGACAAAGCAAAAGCGACCGGCCGCATTGACGGCATGGTCGCGCTCGCGATGGCGATCGGCGCCTTCGCGAAGGCCGCACCGAAGCTCGACGGACCAAGTGTCTACGAAGAGCGCGGCATCCTGACCATCTAACGAGGTTTCCGTGTCCTGGATTGACCGAATCATGCGACGAAAGAGCGCAGGCCAGACCGCGCTCGATCGTCTGATCATGCGCCTCGAGGGCACGAGTTCCGCCTCGGGTGTGCACGTCAACGAGCAGACCGCGATGCGCGTCGCGGCCGTCTACGCCTGCGTCCGCGTGATCGCCGAGACGATTGGCTCGATGCCGCTCAATATGTACCGCAAGCGGGCCGACGGTGGGCGTGAACGCGCCGCCGAGCATCCGCTCCAGATCCTTCTGCACGATCGACCGAACTCCTGGCAGACCTCGCAAGAGTTTCGCGAAATGTTGACCGAACACGCGCTCCTTCGCGGCGCCGGGTTCGCGTATATCAACTGGCGCTCACGCGCCTCAAACATCGTAGACGAGCTGATTCCGCTACACCCGGATCGCGTAACTATTAAGCAGCTCCCGGATATGCAGCTCGTCTACGAGCTACGCAGAGAGCAGGGCGACACGATCACCCTGCAAGCCGACGAAGTCTTCACGCTCCGCTACCGGACGAGCGACGGAGTGCAGCCTGTCGGTGTGATCGAATCAGGCCGCGACTCGATCGGTGTCGCTTATGCGACGCAAGAGTACGCGGGCCGGTTCTATCGAAACGACGCGACGCCTGGTGTGGTGCTGAAGCATCCCGCCAAGCTCTCCGCCGAGGCCGCAGGACGACTGAAGGAGACCTGGAACTCCGCCTACGCCGGGAGCGGTAACGCTCGCCGGACCGCGCTCCTCGAGGAGGGGATGTCGATCGAGCGGCTCTCGCTCTCGAACGACGACTCGCAGTTCCTACAGACGCGCGAATATCAGCGCTCGGAGATCGCGGGACTTTTCCGCGTTCCGCCGCACCTGATCGGCGATCTCTCGAGGGCGACGTTCTCAAACATCGAGCACCAGTCGCTCGACTTCATCGCGCATTGCATCGGTCCCTGGATGGCTCGATGGGAGCAGTCGATCTCTCGAGATCTCGTGACCGCTCCGGCGACCTACTTCCCGAAGCTCTCACCGGAGGCGCTCCTGCGCGGCGATCTGAAGTCGCGCTACGACGCCTATGCAATCGGGCGGAATTGGGGATGGTTATCGGTGAACGACGTCCGTCGTCTCGAGGATCTGAACCCGATCGACGAGGGCGATGTGTATCTGCAACCGCTCAACATGACCGCGGCAGGAATGCCGCCGAACAACGACGTCGCGCCTCCTGGCGCGGCATGAGGACACACATGGAAACGAAACGCTTCAACGTCGCCGCCGAGATCAAGGCGGTCGACGACTCGGGAATCATTGAGGGCTACGGCTCCGTCTTCGGAAACCTCGACAGCTACAGCGACATCGTCGCGCCTGGCGCGTTCGCGAAGTCGCTCGAGGAGGCGAAGGCCTCCGGCCGGATGCCCGCGATGCTCTGGCAGCACAACCAGGAAGAGCCGATCGGTGTCTGGACGGAGATGCGCGAGGACGATCGCGGTCTCTTCGTGAAGGGCAAGCTCGCCGACACGCAGCGCGGCAAAGAGGCGCGCGAGCTGATCAAGCTCGGCGCTCTGACCGGGCTCTCGATCGGTTACACGACGCGCAGCTACCAGGTCGACCGCGAGAACGACTCGCGCGTCCTAACGGATGTGCAGCTCTGGGAGGTGTCGCCGGTTACGTTCCCGGCTAACTCCGAGGCGCGCATCACGGGCGTCAAGGCGAGCGACATCAGCTCCCCCAAAGATTTCGAGAGGTTCCTGCGTGACGCCGGATTCTCTCGCAAAGAGGCCAAGCAAATTACCGCGCATGGCTTCGGTGATTCAGATCTGCGTGACGCAGATCCGGATGACATCGCAGAGAACGAGCTCGCCGATCACATCAAGCGAGCGGTCGAGCAGCTCACGCGCAAGTGAGCAGAACCTTTCCATCCTTTAATTTTTTGAGGTATTGATCATGTCAATCGAAGTGAAGAGCGCCGTCGATGCGCTCGCAAAGGTCGTACACGACGAGCGCGTCGCGCTCGACGAGTTCAAGAGCCGCTCGGAAGGCGAGCGCAAGGAGCTCGAGGCGAAGGCTGACGCTCGGTTCGCCGAGGTGCAGAAGTCGCTCGAGGAAGTGAACGTGAAGCTCGGCCGCATGACGGTCCTGGGCGCGGGCGAAGGTCAGAAGGACAGCGAGCACAAGAGCGCCTTCGTCAACTACATCCGCAACCCGCGCGACCAGAAGGCGATCGCAGCTCTCCAGGACGCCGAGCGCAAGGCCGTCTACACGACCGGCTCGGGTGGTTCTGCGGCGGGCGGCTACGCTGTCCCCGAGGAGATCTCGCGCGCCATCGTGACGCAGTTGACGAACGTCTCGCCGATGCGCCAGGTGTGCTCGGTGGTGACCGCCTCGAGCCCGGACTACAAGATCCTGGTCGACACCCTTGGCACGGGTACGGCATGGGCCGGCGAGAACGGCGCCCGCTCGGAGAGCAACACTCCGCAGCTCGGCGAAGTCGCTCCGACCTTCGGCACCCTCTACGCTTACCCGAAGGCCTCGGAAGAGTCGCTGAACGACATCTTCGTCGATGTCGCCGGATGGCTGACAAACTCGGTGTCGGTGGCGTTCGCCGCGGCTGAAGGCGCCGCCTTCACCTCGGGCAACGGAACCAACAAGCCGACCGGCCTGATGGTTGCCACGAAGAGCGCGAACGACGACGCGACCCTCGCGTTCGGTTCGCACCAGTTCGTTCTCTCGGGTGGCGCTTCAGACTTCGCGGCCTCCAACCCGTCGGACGCTTTGATCACCCTGATCCACAAGCTGAAGGCGGGCTACCGCGCGAACGCTCGGTTCATGATGAACAAGGGCGTCCTCGCGTCGGTTCGCAAGTTCAAGGACTCCCAGGGGAACTATTTGTGGCAGCCGGGCCTCGCGGCCGGAATGCCGAGCACCCTCTTGGGTTACCCGGTCGTCGAGAACGAGGACATGGCCGACGTAGCCGCGAATGCGTTCCCGATTGCCTTCGGTGACTTCCGTGCCGGTTACACGATCGTCGACCTGGTCGGCCTCCGTGTGACGCTTGACGAGGTCACCTCGCCGGGTCAGGTGAAGTGGATCTTCCGCAAGCGTGTCGGCGGCAAGGTCACCGACAACCAGGCGGTCAAGGTTCTCAAGATCGCCGCGGCCTAATAAGCCAGGAGCCAACCAGGGCGGGAGGGCAACCTCCCGCTCTGGTCTTTCATATGAAGATAATCGTCAAGCATCCCTTCCGGGGCGTCCCGGACGGCGAATATCACGCGCGCGAATTCCAGGTCGGCGACGAGCTTACGGGCGAACTCGCAGACGTCGCGCTTCTCAATGGATGGGCAGCTCGAGCAGGAGCTCCAGGTCCTACTGAACACCAGGCGCTCGGCGGTGCGCCGGAACCGTTTCGCGCAGATACATCGACGACCCTGCGTCGTCGTCGCGAGCGGCCCTAGTCTTACCGCGCAGGACGTCGACTACTGCCGCGATCGCGCAGCGGTGATCGTCGTCAACGACAACTACAAGCTCGCACCCTGGGCGGATGTGCTCTACGCAGCCGACCCGGAATGGTGGGATCTCCACGAGGGCGTGGCGAGCTTCAAAGGTTTACGAGTGACGCAGGACGCCGGAGCCGCGAGACGGTGGCGTCTGCACTACATCGAGAGCAGGGCGAAGCAGGGCTTTTCCCTCGAGCAGGGCGTCATTCACCAGGGCGACAACTCGGGATTCCAGGCATTGAACCTAGCGGTCCTGGCGGAGTGCTCGCCGATCGTGCTCCTCGGGTTCGACATGAAAAAGTCGGGCGCGCGGCGGCATTGGTTCGGGGATCACCCCGGACTACTGAACAAAGATTCCCCGTTCGGGATCTTTGCGTCGGCCTTTAACGAGGCCGCGCAGCGACATCCCGAGCTGACCATTTACAACGCGACACGCGAGACGGCGCTCGAATGCTTCCCGCGAGTGGCACTTCGCGACGTGATCTAACAGGAGACCAAAAAAATGTCCAAGGGCAATACATTCGAGAACGATCTGATGAAATTGATTTTCCAGGGGACGGCGATCGCCAACCTGGCAGACAACGCGGCGGCATCGCCAAACACCGCGCTCTTCGTGTCGCTGCACACCGCCGACCCCGGCGAAGCGGGCGCTCAAAACACGAGCGAGGCAAGCTACACCGGCTACGCGCGCGTCTCCGTGGCTCGCACGTCGGGCGGATGGACCGTGACGAACAACTCCGTCACGAACGCCGCCGCGATCACGTTCCCGCAATGCACGGGCGGATCGAACACGATCACGCACTTTGCGGTCGGCACCGCTTCGAGCAGCACAGGGAAAATCCTCTACAAGGGCGCGCTCACCGCGTCGCTCGCCGTGTCGAACTTAATCATCCCGGAATTTGCCGCAGGCACCCTTACGATTTCCGAGGAATAATCGAACCGTGGCAACGATCACGACTCGGTCTGGTAAGGGCGCAGCTCTTACTCACCAGGAGGTCGACGACAACTTCACGGGGCTCAATACCGAGCTCGGGCAGAAGGAGGTCGCATCGAACAAGGGCGTCGCTAATGGCTACGCCTCCCTCGATGCGGCGGGGAAGGTTCCGTCCGCACAGCTTCCGTCCTATGTGGACGATGTTGTCGAGGTCGCGAACTTTGCGTCGCTCCCTGGTACGGGCGAGACCGGCAAGATCTACGTCACGATCGACACGAACAAAACCTATCGATGGACCGGCTCGGCCTACATCGAGATCAGCGCGTCTCCAGGTTCGACGGACTCGCTCGCTGAAGGATCGACGAATCTCTACTTCACCCAGGCTCGAGCTCGCGCATCGGTCTCCGCGTCGGGCTCGCTGTCCTACAATTCGTCGACGGGCGTCTTCTCGTTCTCCGATGCGGTGACCTCCGTCGCCGGTCGCACAGGTGCGGTCACGCTCACCTCGAGCGACGTCGGTCTCGGGAGCGTCGAGAACAAAAGCTCCGCGACGATCCGCGGCGAGCTAACGTCAACGAACGTGACGACGGCTCTCGGTTTTACTCCATACAACTCGACGAACCCGAGCGGATACATCACAAGCTCGTCGTCAATTACTGGCAACGCGGCAACAGCGACGACGCTTGCGACCGCTCGCACGATCGCGCTCTCTGGCGCAGCAACCGGAACTGCGACCTCGTTCAATGGCTCGGCAAACATCACGATCCCCGTGACGGGATTGAACGCAAGCAACCTGTCCGCCGGGACGGTTCCAGATGCGCGACTAACCGGGATCTATTCGGGCTTCAGCCACAAGATCGACGGATCGAACACCGTCTTCACGACGCCAAACAGCGGCAGCACAAGCACAAGCGGGCGCACGGTCTACGGGCTCGCTGAATATAAGAGCGACTCGTCTGCACAGGTCGGCGCGATCGTTTTTATTGCGCCGAGCGCGGTCTATAACACGATGCACCAGCTCGAGGTGCAGGGGATGTTATACAGTCAGAACATCTTCCGCATGACCGTGCAGGGTTACAGCTACCTCGGCGCGACGACGGCATGGGCAGACGTTCGCAAGATTAGCTTTGGAACGGTCGACATACAGACGCGGTGGGCGTACACGCCAGACGGCAAACCGTGCCTAATACTTGGAGACGTTGGGACGACTTGGAGCTACCCGCACATCTCCATCGTTCGCGCGATGTTCTCTCACTCCGGAAGCAGCGACGCATATTGCTCTGGATGGACTGTCGCGATCGTTACCAGTCTTACGGGCTACCAGTCGATCAGCTCGACGATTTCGGACAGCAGTCTCGTCGGAAGCATCACCGGCAACTCTGCAACCGCGACGACACTTGCGACGGGTCGCACCATCGGCATGACTGGCGATGTGACGTGGACGAGCGCATCGTTCAACGGGTCTGGCAATGTCACAGGAACGGCTACGCTTGCGAACTCTGGGGTGACCGCCGGGACGTATACGAAGGTCACCGTCGATGCAAAAGGTCGAGTCACAACAGGCGCCTCTCTTGCCTCGGCTGATCTGCCGACCTACACCGGCACCATCACGTCGTCGCAAGTAACGACCGCTCTCGGCTACACCCCGCTCTCCAACGCAACCAGTTATTTACCGCTCGCGGGCGGCACAATGACAGGAGCGATCACGTTTGCGGGTGGGCAAACATGGCCGACGTTTAATCAAAACACGACGGGAAGCGCGGCGACGCTAACCACCGGCCGAACCATCGGGATGACCGGCGACGTAACGTGGACAAGTTCATCATTTAACGGCTCGGCCAACGTCACGGGAACCGCGACTCTCGCAAACAGCGGAGTCACAGCGGGAACGTATACAAAGATCACAGTCGATGCGAAGGGTCGAGCGACTAGTGGAACAACCCTTTCTGCTGCGGATATTCCGGCGCTTACGATGGCGAACATTCCGGGCGCCGCCTACAAGCAAAGCGTCAGATGTGCAACCACCGCAAATATCACGCTCTCGGGAACGCAAACGATAGACGGAGTCGCGGTAGTTGCGGGAGATCGCGTTCTAGTAAAGAACCAAACAACCGCATCGCAAAACGGCATCTATGTCGTTTCTGCGACAGCGTGGGCAAGAGCGACGGACGCAGACGCATCGGATGAGATCGGCGCTGCGATGGTTAATATTGACCAAGGCACCGCAAACGGCGGCGAGCTTTGGACAACAACCTACCGGACGACCGACACGTTAGGGACGACCTCGATGAATTGGTACGAGGTTGTCTATAACACGGGATCGTGGGGAATATCTGTCACCGGATCATCGGCTTCATGTACTGGAAACGCAGCAACCGCGACGACGCTTGCAACAGCTCGAACGCTTACGATTGGAAGCACCGGGAAAACATTCAACGGTTCCGCGAACGTATCGTGGACTCTTGCGGAAATTGGGGCGATCTCGGGCGTCACGATTACCAACGACACGACGACGGCAGCGACTCGGTATCTCACATTCACAAGCGCAACTAGCGGCGCAATCTCGGCCGCAAATGTGTCGTCAACAAAGCTGACGTTTAACCCGTCAACCGGAGATTTTACGGCAGGCGGCAACGTCACCGCATACTCTGATGAACGAGTCAAGGCGAACTGGCGGCAGCTAGACGACGGGTTCCTGGTCAAGCTCGCAAGCGTGAAGTCAGGGATCTACGACCGCACCGACGCAGAGATCACACAAGTCGGTGTGTCCGCACAGTCTCTTCGCGACGTTTTACCGCACGCCGTGATCGAGGCAGAAAACGGAGATTTTTCGGTCGCCTACGGTAACGCGGCGCTCGTCTCTGCGGTAGAACTTGCGAAAGAAGTCGTCGTGTTAAAGAAAGAGCTCGACGCCTTGCGCCGTTCGCTTGGGGAGCGCTAGTCGATGGGATTAAACACATCGGGCACAATCAGCATCGGCGGGGCTACCGTTGGGCAGTCAGTAAACCTTGAGCTCGGAAGAGCATCGTCAGCCAATAGCAGCCTCGGAGAGAGTGCGCTGCGAAGCCTTGCGGGTGTTGCAACAGGTGCAATCGCACTCTCAAATTTTTACGGAAAGTCGAACCTTGCGGCAACTTTGAACCAGTACGCAGCGGCGGGCGGCTATGACGTCGTCATGGAACGGTCAATCGTTCAAATGTTTGCAAGCTACGTCGAGGCCTACGTCAAATTGGTGTTAAACACGAACGGGACGGCCTATTACCAGTACGGCGACACCAACACGGCGACAACTAACTTTTCCACGTTTACATGGAAAACGGGCGGCGGCGCCGTTGGTGATTATTACGCATACATGACAACACCGACGGGCGACGCATTTTCTGCAAGTAGCGCAACCAATACTGCTCTGGCGTTAAGCACGACTCGCGAGTGGATGATTCTCGCATCTGCCGGAAATGGTAGCGAGATGACCGTTGCTAATAACTCAACAATTCAAATCCGAAATGTAGGCGGATCAGTTCTAGCGAGCAGGACCGTCTCAATGTACGCATTCGCATCGGCGCCGTCGTTCTGATGAACAAATACGTCGCAACAATTCGACGCGCTGACGGCGTCGAGGAAATAATCTTGTCAGCAGAGACTATGCAGGCAGCAATCGCAGAGTCTTTTGAAATTTTGAAGAGTCGAGATCAAGCGATTGGATTTAGTGTTGCAAGGTTTCAGATCGACAACGTCACCGCGGAGTGAAAGTGAGCAGCGTGATCTTATTGAATGTAACGGTCGAAGAGGCAAACGTCATCCTTGCATCTCTTGCAAAGCAACCCTTCGAGATCGTCGCCGGACTGATCGACAAGCTGCAACGCCAAGCGCAACCGCAGCTCGCACCGAAGGCAGAAGGAGCTGATCCGGCTCCGTGATGAATCAGGCCGCGTCCGACTTCGAGACCGGCTCGGAGGTTGAATGAGCGGCCTATATGTCCAGAGCGACTACTGGCTCTTCGGCTATGCCGTAGGGGACACCCTCTACGGCACGGCTGCGGGAGCCGCGACTGTCACGGGATCGCTTCGTCCAAAGATTGCCTCGCCTGGCGCGAGTGTCGGCACGGCAACGGTCACGGGTGACATCGACGCGATCGGCCGTCCGATCGCAAGCTCTTCGGGATCGTCGACGACCTCGGCGACCTCGCGAGCATTCGCCAGGGGGACCGGCTCCGCATCCGGCACCGGCGCGACCTCTGGTTCGGTTATCGCAGCAGGCTCGGCGAGCGGCAGCTCCTCGGGATCTGCAACGGTCGACGGCGCGGTCGTCGCGCTCGGTCCGATCTCCGCCTCCTCGAGCTCGAGCTCAACGGCAACGGCGAACGGCTCCGGCCTCCTCGAGGGCGAGGGCGCCGCAGCAGGCACGGCAACAGCCGCCGCCGACGTCGAGGCTCGCACCGGGCTTGCCGCCTCGAGCTCGGGCAGCGCATCCGTCTCGGGCGATGCGTTCGCTACCGGTCAGGCATCCGGGCAGGCCGAAGCCTCGGCGACCGTTACGGCTACGGGAACGGCTCGATATTCGAGCCGCGGCGAGACGTCCGGCACGTCAACGGTCGACGGCGCGCTCCAGGGCATCCTCCCGGCTAACGGGGAGACGCAGGGGACGAGCGCGAGTGCGGGGAATGTCGCCGCATACGGTCGGCCTGACGCTACCTCTGCGGGCTCTGCGGAGGCGAGCGCGGGCATCTTTGCGACCGCCCAGGTCAGCGCAACCTCGAGCTCATCGAGCTTGGTCTCGGGTGCGCTCCAAGGTGTGCTCGAGGCCTCGGGCTTGGCCGAAGGTCTGGCGGCTGTAACGGGCGAAGGTCAGCGAAAGATCTCCGCTCCCGGCGAGGCAATCGGCAGCTCGAGCACGAGCGCGGTCATCCTAGCATTCGCTCGAGCGGATGGCTCGATCTCGAGCTTGGCAACGGTCAACGCAGACGCGCGGGCCTACGCGATTGCGGCAGGCTCGAGCGATGGCGCCGTCTCGGTCGATGCGAATGTCCTCGGACGGACGACGCTCGACGGTGCGTCGGCGGGTGAAGCTGTCGTCGATGACGCTTTGCTCGGCGCGAAGGCATTCATCGAAGGCGTCGAGAGCGGCAGCTCGAGCGCGAGCGCCGCAATCTCTGCGATAGGTCGACCAACTGGCGACACGACGGGCGAGGCAAGCTCGATCGTCACGATCTACGGTCGCGGTCCGATCCTGGGCCTGGTTTACGGCAGCGCCGAGATCAGCGCGCAGGCGCGCGGCTTCGGTGTTGTCGACGGCGACGCCGAGGGCGATGCGACTGTATCCGGACGGCTACGGATTCGGACCTTCACTCCGGATTCGCGCGAGCTGAAGGTGCCGTTCCAGGATCGGCGAGAAGTTATCCCGCAGCGACCGACGCTCTCGGTCGGTGCTGACAGTTCGATCGAGGTCGAGGCGGAAGGCCGCACGATCAAGGTCTCACGCAATAACAGGAGAATCGCTGCATGACGATCATCGCGGCATTCACGAAGGACCCGAACTCGACGATCGACTTCGAGGTCGACTGGAATCCCTGGTTGAACGGGGACACGGTCACGACCTCCGCCTGGGAAGTTCCCGAGGCGCTCTCGATCGTCTCGGAAGGTGTGACGGCAAACGTGACGCGCGCCTTCCTCTCCGGCGGAGTCGCCGGGGCGGACTACCTCATCACGAACCGCGTCACGACTCCGGGCGGACGCATTGAGGACCGCTCGGTCCTGGTACAGGTGCGGCAGCTATGAATCACACCCTGATCACGGCTCCGGCAGGCGAGCCGGTAACAGTCGAAGAGGCGCGCGCTCATTGCCGCATCGACGGCAACCAGGACGACGAGATCCTCTTCGCTCTCACGAAGGCCGCGCGCGAATACGCCGAGGCCTACACCGGGCGCTCGTTCGTGAATACGACCTGGGAGCTGCGCGTCGATCAGTTCCCGCTCTACTTTCAGCTCCCGAAGGCGCCGCTCTCGAGCGTGACCTCGATCACCTACATCGACATCGAGGGCAACACGCAGACGCTCTCGGCGAACGCCTACCAGGTTGTGAACGATGCGGGGCCGTTCGCTCAACCTGGGAAGATCTTCCAGGCCTACAACCAGACCTGGCCGAGCTCTCGAGGTCACATCAACGACGTCCGCATCCGCTATGTCGCGGGCTACGGTGCGCCGACGGATGTCCCGCCTGCGATCAAGGCCGCGATCAAATTGATGACCGCGCACCTCTACGAGAACCGCGAAGCGACGCTCACCGGGACGATCGTCTCGGAGTTCCCGCTCGGGTTCACCGCGCTACTGTCACCCTTCAAGGTGTTCTGATGCAGGCCGGGCGTCTTCGACATCGCGTCACCGTTCAACGGGCGACCGACTCGATCGACCAGTACGGAGACCAGACGCCGACCTGGGCGTCCCTCGGGACGGTCTGGGCGTCTGTCGAGCCGCTCTCCGGTCGAGAGTATTTCGCCGCCGCGCAGATGCAAAGCGAAGTCTCGACGCGGATCGTGATCCGCCCGATCTCGGGCGTCACGCTCACGCCGAAGGATCGCGTCAAGTTCGGCTCGCGGTATTTCGACATCCAGTCGGTGATCAATCGCGACGAGCGAAACCGCGAGCTTCAGCTTCTCTGCGTCGAGCGATTCACTTGATGCCAATTGTCACGAACATCAAGGTCGAAGGGCTCCAGGAGCTCGAAGCGCGGCTCCTCGAGCTCGATGCGATCGCAGCAAAGCGGCTCCTCACTCGAGCAACCCGTCGCTCGTTGATCAAGCTCGAGCGCCAGGCAACCTCGAACGCGGAGAGCTTCTCGCGATCCGGAGCTCTCGCCGAGTCGGTGAAAATCGTCACGGTCAAGCCAAAGGGCAGCGAGACCGTCGCGGTCCAAGTCGGACCAAAGAAAAAGGACAAGCGCGGAGTCGCGCTGCACAACGTCTACTACTCGCGCAAGCGTCGCGGCATTTTCTACGGACACTTGATCGAGTTCGGTCACCGTGTACGCGGCTCGAGCGGTCGGAGCGTCAACGGGCGCCCCTGGTTCGGTCCCGCTTGGGATGCGACTCGCAGCGGCATCCTTCCAGAGTTTCAGCGCATCTTGCGCCAGGGTATCACCCGCATCGAGAAACGACTGCGCGCTCGCGCAGCAGAGACAGAGGGGCTCGTCGATCCGTGAGTATCGAGAACGCAATCATCGCGAAGATCGCCGCGCTCAATACTGGCGCAGGCGCTCGCGTCTACCGAGAGATCATCGTCCAGGAGCCGCAGCTCCCCGCCGTCGCGGTCAGTCGCACGAGCGGACAGGGCATGGCGCGCACCCTGGGGAACAACCCGCTCCTCTATCGAGCGGTCCTTCGGATCGAGACCGTCGGCGAAACGATGGCGCAAGTGTCGCCAGTCGCCGAGGCGATCCGCGCAGGCCTCGATGGGTGGACGGGAACGCAAAGCGGAGTGACGGTCCTGATGTCGCGGCTCTCGCAACAGCAGGAGCAAGCCGACGCGATGGGTGATCGCACGATGCGAATCGTGCAGCAAGATTTCGAGTTCGTGTTTCGTTAATTGGGTTAACCACCGCAGACCTCTCGGCGCCTTCGGGCGCCTTTTTTTTCTTTCAACAACGACCGCCTCGCGCGGTCTTTTTTTTGGAGTGCATAGATCATGGCTGCAAACATTTCGACCGGGACGCTCTTCAAGGTCGGCAACGGGTCCTCGCCGGAGACCTTCTCGACCGTCGCCCAGGTGCAGGAGATCAAGTGGAGCGGCTACGCTCGCAAGATCGTCGACACCTACACGATGGGCTCAACCTATCCGACCCGCATGGTCGGCTCCCAGGACCCGCAGAACGTCGAGCTGAAGCTCCTCTTCGACCCGGCTGACGCCGCGCACGAAGCGATGCGGACGAAGCTCATCGCGGGCACCCTCTCGAACTATCAGATCATCCTCCCGGACTCGAGCGCCTACCAGGTGCAGTTCGGCGGCTACATCACGAAGTTTGAGATCGACGCTCTTACGGCTGAAGGTGCCGAGATCGTCGCGAACGTGACGATCGAGATCACCGCGGCGCCGACGGTGACCCCGTAATGAGTCGCGAGCTGCTCAAGGCAACGATCAGCAGCGCGTTCTCAAAGTCATCCGTCCGCGAGCTCGAGGTCGGGGGTGTGAAGCTCTACGTCCGCGGGCTCACCGGAGGCGAGCGCGTCACCTTGCAGCAATGGGCAGCGGAGGCGTCGCACGGAGGCGAACCGCTCGCCGACTACAAGGTTGTGGCGCTCGGTCTTTGCGATGCGGACGGTGTCCGTCTCTTCGACGATCCTCTCGAGGTCGCGAAGCTCGACGGGGCCGTTCTCTTGCAACTGTCGAAGGCGATCCTTGAAGCGTCGCAACTGACAGACAACGCGGTCGGGGAAGCTGAAAAAAAATAGCGGGCGAGCCGGAACTGCAAATGTGGTTCCGACTCGCAGCGCAACTCGGCGCGACGGTGAGCGAGCTCCAGGAGCGAATGAGCTCCGCGGAGTTCACCTACTGGATCGCGTTCTACGGGCTCGAGCCTTTCGGCTACGACGTCGAGATGTGGCGCATGGGAATGCTCGCATCCACGACGGCGAACGCCGCAGGCCCGAAGAAAGGCGGCAAGGCCTGGAATCCGGACGACTTCATCCCGAAAAAAGACACGACTCCCAAGACGCAATCGGTCGCTGAACAGCGAGCGATTCTGCAATCAATGGTGAAGCATGGCTGATATAGGCACTCTAGTCGTCAAAATGGCGGCGGACTCCGCGCAGATGCGCTCGGAACTCGACCGCGTCAAGAAAGACCTCAAGAAAACCGAAGGTGGCGTCGGGTTCCTCGCGAGCAACCTAAAGCTCCTCGGAGGCGTCGCGGCGGCGGTCTCTTTCACGGCGCTCATCTCCGAGTCGATACAGCTCGCGGGCGTCCTCAACGACACCGCGATCAAGACCGGGATCTCGGTCGACGCCTTGCAGCGCCTCCAGTTCGCAGCCGGGCTCTCGGGCGGTTCGCTCGAGTCGGTCTCGGGCGCCGTCGCCAAAATGCAAAAGGCGCTCGTCACGGCCGGTGAAGGATCGGCCCAAGCAAAAGAGGCGCTCGATCGCCTCGGGCTTTCGGCGCAACAGATCCTTGCGCTGACGCCGGACAAACAGTTCGAGGCGATTGCAGTCGCGGTCGCGGGCATCCAGGACCCGGCAACCCGCACGACCGCAGCGATTGGTCTGTTCGGGAAGTCTGGCGCCGAGCTTGTGCCGACCCTGGTTGCGATCGGCACGAACGCCGAGGGCATCAATGCCGCGCTCTCCGAGATCGGCGGGCCGGTGTCCGCACAGGCAATCGAGGCAGTCGACACCCTAGGCGATCAGCTCGACATCCTCAAAACCGCAGGCAAAAACACCGTCATCGAGCTCGCGGCTCTCGCCGCGGTCGTCGTCGGTCCATTGTTAAGTGCGACGAACGAGTGGATCAGCTCGCTCCGCATCCTGGTCGGCGGAGGCGGAGAGCTTGAGCGCCTTGAGCGAAAGCTCGAGATCCTGCGAGAGTCTCGCGACTCTGGGCTTCCGTTTTTTCTGAATCTTGGTTACGTCGAGAACGGAAAAGTCATCCTGGGGCCGCGCGCGCTCGAGCAAGCAATCGCGCAAGTCGGCCGCGAGATCGACAGCCTCAAGTCGAAGGCATCGTTCGAGCCGATCATGGTCGACATTCCGATCGACATCCCAGAGCCCCAGATTCCGGACTTGAGCAAAAAGCCGGAGCTCTCGCCGCAGCAACGCCGCGAAAAGGCGGCGGAGGCATTCGAGCAGGAGCTACAGCTCCAGATGTCGCATCAGCAGATGGTCGAGATGCTTCAGCAGCAGCACCTCGACAATCTGATCTCGATGGATATGTCGGCGATGGCGCAGCGTATCCAGGTCGCGAGCGATCTCGAGTTCCTGCGGATGGACATCGCGCAGGCCTTCGGTCTACAGCTTCTCGACTTTGAGGCGATCAAAAACCAGTCGATGATCTCTCTCGCGGGTGAACTCTTCACGACGCTCGCCGCACAGAACTCGACGCTCTTCAAAGTTCAGCAGGCCTTCGCAATCGCGAACGCTGTCATCAACACCGCCGAGGGCGTCACTCGCGCGCTGACTCTCCCGTTCCCCGCCAACCTCGCCGCAGCGGCGAAGGTCGCGGTCGCAGGCGCAATTCAGATCGCCAAGATCAAAGCGACCAATCCCGGCGGCTCCGCAAGCGTCACGCAGAGCGGTCTATCCGGCGGCACCACGAACGCCGCAAACCGTACCGCTCCCGCAGGCAACGCGCAGCAGGCCCAGGAACCGCAGCAAAAGATCGCCCAGGTCGTTATCCAGGGCAGCGTCTTCTCGAGCCGCGAGACCGCCGACTGGCTGATCGGGCAGCTCTCCGAAGCGATCAACGATCGCGACGTCGTCTTCATCAACGGTAACAGCCGACAAGCCGGACTGATCTCGGGGGCCGCATGACAGCAGCCGTCTACACAGCAAAGCGATCCGTCATCGCCGGACATACCTCCGGCTCGCAGTATTCGCTGAACCTCCGCGTCGTCGAGGCCGGTCTCACGATCGGCCGCAAGGTCGGCTCCGAAGTGCAGCGGACACTCTCGGACAAGACGGAGACGCTCTACTACTACGGGAAGACGACCTGGTCGGTGTCCGCGATGGTCACGAGCTCGAGCGAGCTCGCCGCGCTCCAGGAGTTCCTGCATTCCGTCGAGGCCCAGGAGAGCTTCACGTTCTCGCCTTACGGAACCGCCGCCTCCCTCGGCACGACCTACACCGCGCGCCGCGTGATCTCCAACTACACGCTCGAGCGCCTGGACGGAACCGGCAGCTCGCCGAGCGAGGATGCGATGCGCGTCACCTTTGACCTCGAGGAGGCCTGATGCGTACCGACGGCGAAGTCTTCGACGTTCTCAACACTTCCTCGGTCAAGGAGCCGAGGTTCGTCGTCAAGATCGAGTATCCCGTCGACTCGATCTACATCACGTCGCACACCGGCATCGCGGGCATCCCTGGGACGGTCCTCGAGGGCGCGCTCCAGGAACCCTCAATCGTTTCGCAACGGCTGAACCCGATCGAAGGGCGCAGCGAGATCGGCTCCGCGTCGTTCTCTGTCGTCGACCTGGGCGCCGACTTCACGACGGAGATCCGCGAGCGTCTGAACGACGACGTCGGCCTCCGGCAGCGACAGGTTCGCTTCTATCTCGGCTACGCCGGGCTCGCGTTCTCCGACTTCGTTCTCGTCGGGACGCAACAGGTCACCCAGGCAACCTACGATCGCGCGCGCTACTCGATCTCCTGCGCGGATGTTCAGCGCTCCACAAAAAAAGACATTTTTGATCTTGCGGAGACAACCCTCGCGCAATCTTTGAGCGCGACGGACACGACGGTCTATGTCACCTCGACGACCGGTTTCTCGACCGTTTATCACGGCTCAAGCTACACGGACGCCGCGAACCAGACCGTCGGCTACATCAAAATCCGCGACGAGGTTATCCGCTACACCGGCAAAACCGCGACGACCTTCACCGGCTGCACCCGTGGCGTCCTGGGAACGATCGCGAACAAATACGACGTCGACGGATCTACACCCGCAGCTCGCCGCGAAAAGGTCACCGAGCACGTCTACCTCGAGCTCCCGGCCGTCAAGCTCGCCTACGCGATCCTGACCGGCACCCTCTACGGCGACGCCGCATCGCTCCCCTCGACCTGGAACCTGGGCGTCAGCGCCGGACTCGTTCGCCTTTCCGACTTTACGGGCATCGGCTCGGATATGTGGGACGGCGCGAACGGTGGCGTCGTCATTCGCTTCGAGGGAATCAAAAAGACCGACGGCAAGAAGTTCCTCGAGGAGGAGATCTGTCGTCTCCTCGGGATGTTCATGCCGGTTTACGCCGACGGCGCTCTCGGTCTCAAGCGCGCCGCGCGCGTTCTCGCGGACTCGGCAACCGTCGCAACCCTCGACGAGTCGAACTCGATCCAGGTCGGCGAGCTCACGCATGAACTGGAGGACGTCCACAACGTCTTCCGCATCTACTGGAACTGGACCGGCTCGGACTATTCACGCACGACCTCGCTGATCGACGCGACCTCCGTCGCCATTCACGGACGCGCCGATCCGCTCGATCTTAAATTCAAGGGCCTATACGGCGGACGCGCGACAGACTCGCTCCTCTTTCAGCTCGTTGACTCTCTGCGCGATCGCTACGCCTCGCCGCCGGAGCGGATGTCCGTCACGGTCGTCCATTCGCTGAACAAGCTCGAGGTCGGCGACGTCGTCCGCGTCAAGTACGCGAGCGTCCGCGACTTCGCGGGAACCGGCTCGAGCATCGACCGCGCGTTCGAGATCCAGAACATCTCCGCCAACCATCGCACCGGCCAGGTGCAGCTCGAGCTCTTCGGCTCAACCTCTGCGGCGTCGGCGCTCTCGCCGACAACCGCGACGACCGCGCTCCCGGACGCCTTCTACACCGCAACCGGGACGCCGCTCTCGAACGTCGCAAGCATCACCTCGGGCGTGATGGCGACCGGCACCTATACGCTCGCAGGCACCTCGGACATCACCGCAGCGGCCTCGATCTGGTATCACAACGGCGACCTCACAATCCCCCAGGGGACGACGCTCAACATCTCCGGGAACGTGCAGCTCCGCGTGAAGGGGTACCTCACGATCAACGGAGTGATCAACGGAACCGGCGGAGGCCTGGCGGGTGTCGCCGACAACAACGACCCGAAGGCGATCATCTACGGGAACCCCGGATGGGTCGGCAACTCGCGCGGATGGGATGGCATCGACGCGCAGCAGGACTACAGCGACGGCAACGCGCGACTCATTACGACGCCGGTCCCGGTGACCCAGGGCAAACACGCGAGCTTCCCGTACCTCGAGCTCTCGGTCAGCGGGAACTCTCTCGTCGGACTACCGACCGATCTGCGCGGCACGGGCGGCGGTCCTGGCGGCAAGATTACCTCGGGCGGCAAGGCCGACAAGCGCGCCAACGGTGGCGCAGGCGCCGCGGGTGGAGCAGGGCTCCTCACGGTCTCGCGCGGCTTCACGACTGGCGTCTCGGCGACGATCCGTCTCGATGGCAACAGCTCGAGCGCGACTCCGCTGCACGTTACCGGCGGCGGGAACCAATACTACCCAGGCCCAGGCGGCGCGGGCGGTCCTGGTTCGTTCCTTCTGCTGCTCGATGGCGGCAACGTCAGCGCGCCCGATCTGACGAACCGATTCATCGCAACAACCGGCTCCGTCCCGACGCCTCCGGCGGAGACCTTCCTCGATAACGAAGGCGCGCACCGTTACGACGACAACCACGACCCCTGGGCGGGCTATCCCGACCCGGCCGTGATCTCAAACCGCTTGCTCTCGGGCTCGTGTCTTCGCATTCAGTTTGTCCCGGCGCCGGAAACGGCAACCGCCGACCAGGATCAAAAACCTCCCGCGATCACCGCGCTCACGGCTACTTCCCAGGACGGCTTCGCGCTGATTGCCTGGACGCTTCCAAACGATCCCGCCTCCTACGACTCGATCGAGCTCTTCGCCTCGACCGCAAACGATCGCGGCACGGCGACGAAGATCTTCGACGGTCGCTCGTCTGATTTTCAGCACGTCACGAACGACACCTCTGCGCGCTACTACTGGATCAGGACTCGTCGCGCTCGCGTTCGCTCTGACTGGTATCCGAACTCGACCTCGAGCTCCGTCGCGATCGCCGCGAAACCGCCG